AGACCTATGCCCACTGAGGTGGATAACACAGGACGAACAAGATAAAGCCCAAGGACACCAACCAAACCAATAACAACTAAACCAAATCGAAAGGCTAATATATTATGGCTACTATTCCATCCATTCCGGGAAAGGCTCAAGCCACTTCTCGGACACTGGGAGATGATAAGGACTTGTTCTTGAAGGTGTTTGCAGGTGAGATCCTGACAGCGTTCAACGAGAACAACATTATGAAAGACCTTACTATGGTTCGCTCCATTAGTAATGGTAAATCGGCAAGCTTCCCAGTAACGGGGACGGCAACGGCTGGGTATCACACCCCTGGTGCTTCTCTTATTACTGGAGACTACTTGTCACAAATCGCACACAACGAGAGGCAAATCTTCATTGACCAGCTTCTTGTGTCTTCCACGCTTATTGCTGAGATTGACGAGCTTCGTAACCACTACGATCTCCGTTCTATCTATTCAAAGGAGCTTGGTAAGTCACTTGCTAAGGAGTGCGATATTAACATTATTAAGACGTTTATTGCTGCTGCTAGTGAGAGTGCTACCGCTCCACAAGGTGCTGGTTCAGTGCTAGACGGTGGTAACCTTGTTACTGCTGAGGCAATGGTTAATGCGTTGTTTGCTGTAGCTGAGACGCTTGACGGAAAAGACGTTCCTTCTGAGGACCGCTTTGCTGTTATGGCTCCTCAACAGTATTACAAGCTGCTTACTGCCGACAACGTAGCAATTAACAAGGATACCTCTAATGGTGGAGCTGATGTTGCTAAAGGTGTCGTAATGGAAGTTGCTGGCATTAAAATCTACAAGAGCAACAACTTGCAAACTGTCGTAAACCTTGCAGACCTTAGTTCTACTACGGTGGCTGGGCAACTTAACGATGTGTTTGGTAGTAACGGTGTAGGATACAACGGAGATTTCTCCAGTATTACTGCTGATACTGCAAGCGGCCACGGCTTTATCGCAGGTCACCCATCTGCTGTTGGAACCGTTAAGCTTCTTGATCTTGCTACTGAAAGCGAATACCAGATCGAGCGTCAATCTACCCTGTTTGCAGCCAAGTATGCAATGGGTCACGGTGTGCTTCGTCCTGAAGCTGCTGTTGTCGTTAAGACCACATAATCTTAACTAATTAAACTTGGAGGCCCCCATAGGTTCAATCCCTGTGGCAGCTTCTACAGCTTTGTCAGTATTGGATGAAGTTAGTCGAGAGGTGCAAACCATGGGGTGGCATTTCAATACTACAAACAAATACACCCTGACTCCCCAGCCTGATAATACAATTCAGCTTCCTGCAAACACACTGCACGTAGACGCAACTGACGGCTCAAAGGATGTCGTTCAGCGGGGCCTAAAACTTTACGACCGTAAAAACAATACAAACGAATTCTCTGGTTCTCTTGATGTAACGATTACGTTTCTGCTGGACTGGGATGATCTGCACGAACAAGCACGTAGATATATCACACTCAGAGCATCAAGAATCTTTCAGACGCGCATGATGGGATCAAGAGAGCTAGAAGCTTTGATTGCCAGAGACGAATTTATTGCTAAGTCACTGCTTGAAGAAGTAGATTCTAGGGGAAGTGACAGGACAATATTTGACAACTACGATGTCTACACAGGCATTGGTATTAATCGTAACTACGACATTTAATAAAATATGCCGCTCATCAACACTTCTGTTCCTAACCTAATTCAAGGGGTTAGCCAGCAGCCTGATACACTCAAGTATGATGGTCAGTGCAAGGAGCAGATAAACGCTTACTCTTCTGTATCTGATGGACTGAAGAAGCGTCCAAATGCGAACCTTGTTAAGTATGACGCAACGGAGGTTGGTGAAAACGCTTTTGTTCACACGATTAACAGGAGTGAGTCTGAGAAGTATTTGATGGTTATTACTCCATCTACGTTGACTGTTCACAACCTGACTGGTAGTGGGACCATGAGATACAACGATGGAAGCACAACTCCTATAGCTCTTTCTTCTACTGCGCCTTATTTAGCAACGAGCAATCCAAGAGAAAACCTCAAAGCTATTACTGTTGGAGACAACACCTGGATTGTAAACAAAACGATTACTACTCAGATGAGCCAAGTGGCTTCAGATATATCTGATGACGTAAATGAAGACGAGGCGTTGATTTTTGTTAAACAAGCAGGTTATGACAAAACTTATGAGGTGTCTGTTTTAGGCGGATCACCAGTAACTAGAACAACAGAAGAAAACACTACAGATTTAGGATTAAAAGCAGATTCGGGAGAAATAGCTGAAAAACTAAAACAAAGCTTAGATGCTATTTCAGAAATTACAGCTACGGTAGAAGGCTCTACAATCAAACTTGTTAAGTCCACTTCAGCAGCTTTTAACATTAAAACAAAAGACGGCTTCGCAGACAAAGGACTTGGTGTGGTCTACAAAGAAGTAGCGGACATTACTGACCTTCCTGTCGTAGCTCCACATGGGTTTCGTGTAAAGGTTCGTGGGGACGCAGAGCTTGATGAAGACAATTATTATTTAAATTTTAGGACTAACGAGGGCCTTAACAATGGAGAGATGGGGCGTGGAGGCTGGGTTGAGGATGTAGGCTTTAGAGTCCCTAGAGCATTCGATGCTACTACGATGCCTTACAGGTTGGTGTCTCAAAGCTTAAACAACTTTTTTCTTGGTCATATTGGATGGAGCGGAAGACAAGCGGGTGATCTTACGTCAAACCCCAATCCATCTTTTATAGGAAGCACTATTAGCAATCTTTTCTTTTACAAAAACAGACTTGGATTTTTGTCTAATGATAAGGTTGTTATGAGTGAAGCAGGTCAGTATTTTAATCTGTTTAGAACTACAGTGACCAACTTGTTGGACTCTGCTCCGATTGACATTGGAGTAGCCACTACAAACGTAACTAACCTAGAGTCAGCAATAGCGTTCCAAGAAAACCTTATTTTGTTCAGTAACAGGGGACAGTTTGTTCTCAAAGGGGGCGACCTATTAACGCCCTCTACAGTAGCTGTAAACCCGATTACTAACTACGATCAAACCGAAGGAGTAAATCCAATTTCTCTTGGTTCTTATATTTACTTTCCGTTTACCCGTGGCAACTACTCAGGACTCAGAGAGTTTGCTGTGAGTGCTACTGGTGACACCTACACGGCTGAAGAAGTCACAAACCACATTCCAAGTTATATCCCAAAGAATGTCATTGATGTTGCTGGGTCATCTACTGAGGATGTTATTGCAGTTCTTAGCAGTGAAACAAAAGACACCTTGTATATCTACAAGTATTTCTGGAGTGGTAACCAAAAGATCCTTAGTGCGTGGAGTAAGTTTACTTTGCAAGGGTGTGAAATCAGAGGAATTGACTTTATTGACTCAACTCTCTACATCACAACCGACAGGTATTTTGGGACGAATTATTCTATAGTTCCGGCTACTGAAGCTCCTTATAATCCAGCATATTTAGCAAGTTCATCTGGCAAGGACTTTATGATCCTTAGCATGACGTTTACTTCTGGTCTTCCTGACGAAGAGAACCTTAGTGACGGATCAAACCTAGGCTTTATGACTCACCTTGATTTTAGGGTAGCTAAAAAAATTAGAGCTAATCAGTCAAAGCTTACGGCAGTGGATGACGCTACTGATACACACCTAGATTACTTCCCGCTAGAGTCCACAGATTTTAACGGAGCCAGTTTTAACTCAACGGGAGCAAGGCTCAAAGTAATTGACAGAGCTACTGGTGTATCTATTCCATACACAAGGAGTAAAGTGACATTTCCTGAAAATACTGAAGATGTTGATGGTATTGATTACATTACCAACTCAAATCAGCTTGTCTTTGAACAACAAGCAACAGACAGAGACGTATTTGTAGGTGTCGAGTATGACATGCAATATACGTTTTCTGATCAGATTTTTAAGGTGGCATCCGGGAAAGGCAAGTCAGCTACTGGATACACAAAGAATAAAATAAAGAATGGAAATGTGTTCTTTGATGACTCAGCCTTCTTTCAAGTGAAGGTGACACCAGAAAGACGCTCAACGTATACAAACGAGTTTACAACACAAGTTGTTGATGACTCTGATGTAGACAGCATTAGTCTTGATTCAGGGATATTTAGTTTCCCTGTGTTTACCAAGCCAGAGAACACAACCATAACCATCGAGAACGGCACACCTTACCCAAGCACACTTCAAGGAGCTGAGTTTGAGTCGTTTGTTCATTCTCGATCCAACAGGTATGGATAACTCTGTCCTGCATCATTACAAAACAGCTAAAATATGTCGGGCTGAAGAGGCCCACGTAGACCCAATAGTCCAAGATATGAGGGCTATGGATGCGCTAGAAGTAAAATGTGTTGGGTCTACACCCAAGGATGCGCTTCTCGCGGGCTTAAATAACGACTTATACACGTTCTCAGTGCTCGACCTTGAGGACAATCCACTAGCCATGTTTGGCTCAGGGGGTATTAAGGGAGGCCCTGGATACGTTTGGTTACTCGCTTCTGACCGCTTTAAGTTAGCCAGAAAAGAGTTCGTAAGAGTCTCTAGGCTTTGGGTCAATACAATCATCAAACCATTTACCTTCTGCGGTAACGTAGTTCACAAGGACAACGAGCAAGCAATTCGCTGGCTCAAGTTCTGTGGGGCTACATTCATTAAAGAACTTCAAATAGACAACCAACCCTTCTACGAGTTTGTCATTATCAACAAATCAATATAGATCATGTGTGTACCAATCGGTGTAGTTGCAGGAATTGCTTCTGCTGGAGCGTCCTTTATAGGGCAGCGCCAAGCGGCATCAGCACAGGAAAGAGCACAAGCTAGAGCCACGGAGCTTGAACAAGCTAGGTATTTGGACCAAGTAAACGCTGCTAGGGTGCAACAAGCGCAAGAGCAAGTAGCTCGCGCACAGAGAATTGGAGCTGCTTCCAGAGGAAACCAACTAGCAATGGCTAGAGCTAGAGTTGCAGCAGGTGAAGCAGGAGTTACTGGTCTTAGTGTTCAGGCGCTTATTGATAGCATAACTGCTAATTTTGCTCGTAATAGGTTCTCAGAAACACGCAGAGCTGAGATGCAGGATGTAAATAGAAACCTTGCATTAAATGATGCTCGTATGAGAAGCCGTATGAACTTGCTTGGGATTAATCAACCGATTCAACAAGAGAATCCTTTGCAAGCACTGCTTACAGGGGTTCAAGTAGGAACCTCTATGCAGTCAGTTGCTCAAGATTGGGGGTCTGGAGGAGTTGACGTTTCA